AAGCGTAGTAAAAGATAGGTTGTTTAGATCAACTGTACCATTAGTGTGAGTAACAGCCCCTGTTGTTGTTAGAGCTGTGAATAATTGCCATGTTCCTGCTACCCCACTAAATGTGAGTGCATTGAGTAAACTAACTCCATTTGTTGCAATCGTTACTGCGCTTGTTGCAGTAAAAGTAATGGCTTGGTTGAATGTATAAGTGACATTAGTAGACGCAATACTTAACGCTACGCCTGTTGCGCTCCCTGCTCCAATGGTTAGTGCATAGGTAGTTCCAGCAAAAGTTACAGCGCCAGTCAGTGGCGCACCTATAACTAGACTTTTACAAGTAGCAGCGGCTTTGGATATAGTTACTGAATAGGCAACGGCATTAGACAGGGTGTCAAAAATAACATCATCAGCTGACGTAGGAACAGCCGCTGTAGCTGCACCTCCGGACGTTAAAGCCCAGCTTCCAGTTGTATTATCCCAATTACCTGTGCCGCCTACCCAATACCTAAGTGCCATTTAGATTACTTCGTCAGGTGGTAGTGCATTGATAATAGTTAGCCAGTTATCGAACCTTTGTTGCTTCATGGCTTCTATTTCAGCGTCAGAAAAAAGATGCTCGTCATCTAGTAACAAAGCATCTCTAAATGAATTTATACCATCTGACTTCTCAAAAGGTATAGTAATCACAACTACGCAGCAGTTGCAGTATAAGACACAGAAAGAGTATCACCTGACGTTACAGTTTTAGACCCTGCAGTAAAATCACCTGCTGAGAATAAAGTGCCTGTAGTATTGTCAATAGCAGATGTGCCACCCACATTAATAAAACAACCAGCAACTGTACCTGAACCTGTCATAGCAAAAACTTGAGCTGCTGTTGGGGATATAGCTCCTGCTGACGCAGTGCCCCAAGTTGGTGTTTTACGAGGAGATGTGTAGGTAGGTAAGTTAGTCGTGCCTACTTCTAACCAAGATGCATGAGATGCTTGAGTATCAGCAACTACTGCGGTTCCTGTACCTTTAAGGCCCATATAAGAGATACCTTGAGCAGCATTAGTTAAAGCACCTGTGATAGTCAGATTTTTACCAACTGTGGTTACTAGGTTCTCAATAACATCTTCCCATTTAAGAACACCATCAGCACCATGACAAACTACATGATAGTGACCATGCATTTGTACACCTTCATTATGAGATGCACCTCGGCCTACTGTGGCTGAACATACATCAGCGGATTGTATTATTTCGTTATGCATTTTTGGTTCCTTAAAAAATAGTAATTACAGCAGTTGACGCTGTAGCGGGTGGAAAAGTGACAGTGAATGTATTGTTAGTAGAAGAGAAAGGCCCGCCAAAATCTAGAACAGCAACTGCCTTATTAGCGTTTGTAGAGTTATAAATAAGAGCTCCTGTTGCAGTTAACGTAGAACTAGTCCATAAGCTGTTAGTAAAAGTTACAAATGCAGTTGTACCTGAAAGAGATATACTTTGACCTGTTAGGGTGTTCCCTCCTGCGACATATCCTGACCCTACTACTTCACCTACGGTTGTATATACCGTAGTGCTTGAGTTTAAACTAGCCGTTGAAGTATACAAAGCTACTTTAAATGTGTCCCCTGTAAGCGAGGTAAAGTCATGTACTGCTGCTAATAGTTCTGTTTTAAATGATGCACATAGCGATTGGGTAATAGCCATACTAGTTTACCTTATCTCTAACTTGCGTAACTCTATAAGAATCTTGACGGTTTTTACCGTCACCCAGTTGTTTAACTTCAGCCATAACTTGGTCAAATTTAGTCTGATAAACTTGAATTAACTCTTGCTCACCTTTCAAAAATACGTACCCCTCAACTAAAGCGCCCCAAAGTAAGGCGTTAGGAAACTCTGTACTTACCCAAGTAGTACCAGAAGCGGCATCTACAATAGATTCTGGGTACGCATAATAATGCATTTCAACAGTGTAGTCATCTACAGGCGTAGGTCCTATTATAAAGGTGTTATTGTCAAAAAGGCTATAGTATTGCGGAGTCCCTTGTGCTGATGGGTAAGGAAAAGCCTCTCTTATATAATTAACATCCTTGTTCAATAAGTACTGATATGTAGGAGTAGGGGTTAAATCAACCGTAGTTGTGGGTATAACCGCTAAAGAAAATATAGACAGGAAGTCTGAAGGTATAGTTATATACTGATTCCCCGCCGTTAAAGTCCCAGTTACGTTTACACGAAAAGCAGGTAGCTGTACTGAGTTATTAATAATAATCTCAGTGTTCTTAATGAAGTTGTCAATGTTTGCAACAAAAGTAGGCTCAGCGCCGTCACCGACATACTCTACCATAAGGTATTGTTGTATAGCAGTTTTCAACTCACTATAGGTCATCGCTTAGCCCATTTTACTAGAAGCCATAGTGCCTTTAATAGCCGCACCAGTGCCACGTACTTTAATAGTTTTTTTGTTGTCTATCTTTACAGGGTAGCCGTTGCCTACAGGAGTAGGTACAGATTTAACACCCTTATATTCAGCAGACCCTTCAATATGCTTAGCCATTATCTACCTCTTCCAGTGCTCTTTTGGTTAGCTACACGAGCCAAGTTACGACCCATTTTTTTAGCGTCCATAGATGTAATGCCGCCTTTCTTAAGACCCTTCATAGATTTCTGTTTGTCGTGTTTAGCATCTTTCGGGCTCTTTTCCCAATCCGACATAGACATCTTGTTCTTTTTTGCTAATTTTTTGTCTTCTTTAACATCTTTAGAAGAACCTTCAAACTGTGCCATATTATACCTCAGGTAATTGTAATAAACACATCATTCAATGTGGTGGTAATAGTCTGTGTCGCCACAGGGTTAAAAGCAAATAGACCCCTAGAGTCATTTAAATTCGTATCTGGTCTTGGGTTGCGTAGAGCCTGTGGGTCATTTGCTACCTTTTGAGCACCTATTATACCTACCCAGTTTTGTGGGTGGTCGCCACCAACTTTGTCCATGCACTCTGGACATACTCGCATGTTTATGCGTTTACCTATAATAACATAGGTGCGTAACTTCTTTAAAGGATACCTAAAACTGCACCTATCGCAGAACCCGAATGACCGTTTCTCACCAGCAAAAGGAGTAGCCACTTACCAACCCCCGCCGCCTACACTACCTATGTTAGGCACAAATCTAAAAGACACTCGTTGACGATCTTCATCCGCCGCCAGTTCAAAAGCCTCTTCATAGAGTTGTTTAAGCATTGGTATCTTGCTTTCTGCTTCAGGTGTTTTAAGAGCTAGGTTATAAGCTAGTCCAGCAGTCATAGCTTCTAAGAATCTAAAAGGAATATCAAGCGTATTCACACCGCCTTGTCCTGCGTCCTGCATTCTACGTAACCGCCAATAGACCAATGTATATCCTAGTTGACTAGGTAGAGGCCATATCTTAGCTGTAGGTGTAGGAGACTGTCTATCTACAAAAATCTGTATAGGACGTCCTTGAACTAACTTGTTTGGTATTGTTGCGTATGTAGAGACACTTATACGAGCTATTTGAAGGTCAACTTGGTTAGAAGTACTACCGGGGTTTTGGCGTATGACAGTCTCTATTAAGTCAATAGTATCATCAGGCAAATCATAAGTACCTACTCCTACTAACAGAGGAACTTCACCCTGCTCAATAGTCCACAGATTAAGACCTTTGTTAGCCCAAGAAGCCAACAAGTAATTTAACGACCTTCTAGCTGTTCTAAACTGATAGCCCGTACGAATTTCTACCCCAACACGCTCAAAACTTTCTTCAATTATTTCAGCTATATCTGGATTGAATGTAGTAAGGCCGGAAGTGCTCATAGATAGCTACCTTTGTTGTTGTCGTTGTACGGGCATCGAAGTTGGATTGCCCTGAATTTGTAAACCCTGTGGGGACATGTATTGTGACATACTTGGAGGTTGTCCTTGTAGAGGTGTTTGCATTTGACCTACTGGTTGCCCACCTACACCTGCATCGCTACCACTATTATCAAACCCCATATTGTTACTTGGAGACATTCCGCCCATATCAGGACTAGGATTGTTTTGCACTGGTGGTAGAGTGTTCGGTTGATTAGGTTGCCCTTGCTGTGGGTAATCCATTAGTCCTTGGCTAGGAGAGGCGTAGTTGTTATACCCGTTCTGAGTATTCAGTTGTTGACCGTTGATGTTACCCTGACCTAAACCTAAAATACCACCATCTGCGTAGCCTGTAGGAGAAGCTGTTCCCGCTGCTCCACTTGTAGGTAATCCCGCACCTTCTACTGCTGCCAGTGTTGGGTTTGTTTGTTTAGCTTGCAGAGCTTTTAATATACTTAAAAAATCAGTAGCTGGGGCAGTAACAGTTGTAGTTGTAGGTAAACCAGCTGCTATTACAGCATCTAAGTTTTGAACAGGAGCTGCCCCACCACTTACAGTAGAGCCTCCACCCACAGGAAGACCCGCTTTTCTTACAGCATCTAAGCTTTGAGGAGTGG